CTATGACCAACGTCGTTCAGGCGTTGCAAGATGATTTCAAGCTGTTTCTGCAGGCTCTGTGGCAACAGCTTGATCTTCCTTCGCCCACCCGTGCCCAATATGCAATCGCAGACTATCTTCAACATGGACCTAAGCGTCTTCAAATACAGGCTTTCCGTGGTGTGGGAAAGAGCTGGATTACTGGAGCCTTTGTTCTGTGGACACTTTTCAATGACCCTGAAAAAAAGATCATGATTATCTCAGCTTCTAAAGAAAGAGCTGACAACATGTCTATCTTTTTGCAGAAGTTGATCATCGAGACACCTTGGTTGTCTCACCTAAGGCCTAAATCTGACGACTCTCGCTGGTCACGCATCAGTTTTGACGTCAACTGCAGCCCTCACCAAGCTCCTTCAGTTAAGTCTGTTGGCATTACAGGCCAACTTACTGGTAGTCGCGCTGATATTATGATTCTGGACGACGTGGAGGTTCCGGGCAACAGTCTCAGCGAAACTATGAGGGAGAAGTTACTACAATTATGCACTGAAGCTGAGTCAATCCTTACACCAAAGGAAGATTCACGAATTATGTTCCTTGGTACTCCACAGACAACCTTTACTATCTATCGTAAGCTCGCTGAAAGGGCCTACAAGCCCTTTGTTTGGCCTGCTAGGTACCCTAGGAAGGTGAGCCAGTACGAAGGGCTGTTAGCGCCGCAGCTAGTGGCCGATATAGACAAAGGTGCAGAACCTTGGGACGTAACTGACCCTGATCGTTTTGCTAATGATGACCTTATCGAACGTGAAGCGGCGATGGGTCGGTCTAACTTCCTCCTTCAGTTCATGCTGGATACCAGCCTGTCTGACTCGGAGAAGTTCCCACTCAAGATGGCCGATCTTATCGTTACCTCTGTTAATCCTAACACTGCTCCTGACGCCGTCATCTGGTGCTCAGACCCATCCAACGTCATCAAAGAACTACCGACTGTTGGATTACCTGGAGATTATTTCTACAATCCAATGCAGCTACAAGGAGAGTGGCATCCTTACCAAGAAACAATCTGCTCGGTTGACCCGTCGGGTCGTGGCTCAGATGAAACAGCAGCAGCTTTTATCTCCCAACGCAACGGTTTCTTGTACTTGCACAAAATGTGTGCTTACAGAGACGGATACAGTGACAACACACTCCTTGATATTCTAAAGCACTGCAAGCGTTACAATGTGACAAAACTCGTCATCGAAACTAACTTTGGTGACGGTATCGTCGCTGAACTGTTCAAAAAACACCTTCAGCAGACAAAACAAGGCATTGACGTTGAAGAAGTTCGCGCCAATGTACGTAAAGAAGACAGAATTATTGATGCCCTTGAACCCGTCATGAATCAACACCGATTGGTCGTTGATAAAGACGTCATCGATTGGGACTATAAGTCGAACAAAGACGAAGCCCCGGAAAAACGTCTCCTCTACATGCTCTTTTACCAGATGTCCCGCATGTGTCGGGAGAAAGGAGCCGTCAAGCATGACGACCGGATCGATGCTCTTGCTCAAGGCGTCAAATACTTCACTGACTGCATGTCTATCTCGGCTCAAGAAGCTGTCAACCAAAGAAAACGTGAAGATTGGAATGACATGCTTAGAGCTTCCATCGAAGACCCCCAGGGGTCCGCTAACCACCTCGTCCTTGGCATGAACAAAGACCAAAGACAACAAGCTAGGGGAAACTCTAAAAACGGTGTCCACACCTGGGTTTCTCTTTGAGTCTCACTTTACGAGCCCATGTATACAGGGAAGGGGAAGGGAAGGGTGGACCCAACCCCCTCTCTGTGACTCGGGGAAGACAACTCTTCCCCTTTATTAGTTATATAGTTATAACATTGGAGACCAATGGAGACACATGTTGTATGTTTTACATATGGTTGTGTTGGGTTTGGTTGGGTATGTTTGGTCATATCTGACACTTAGCTAGTGTTTTAACTATACATAATGTACATCCATACTAACGATATACTATATGGACTTTCCTTTACCTGATGTAAGACTACTTAAGTGTAAAGAATGTGGTGAAGATGTGAAGGTGAACGTGAATTACCCGATCAAAGAAGTTACTTGTCTTAGGTGTTGGGCAGACAAGAAAAAATGACAGAAATTTCTGAAGTCATATACGCAGTACGCAGCCGCAAAAAATCCCCCCATGCCCCTCTTGCGTCCAGAATTTTGTCCAATGGCCTGGACGGCAAGGCAAGATCCCAGTGGTTGCAACGGTTTTGGGGCTCTGCGTAACTGTGTGTACAGCAGGTACGCAAGGTATTTGGACGGATCTGGCACTAATACGTAACGCGCGCGTGTATCTATCTACCTCTCTCAATATCTCGCGATCTGTGGCGCAACCAGTTGGCTTAGTGTCACAACAGACCCTGTTCCTTGCCAGGTGGAGAGGCAATGATGGCGTCAAGCAACCAAACCCGATTGCCCATGACCAAGCGTTACGCCCTCAGCTTCACTCGTGACCAGCTACTGGCCCTCGCTGATGCCTTGGAGGGCTACCACACCCACACCCTGACACCTGATGAGTTGACAGCCCACGACAACGTCACACGCCGCGTGTTCGATGCTGTCGCTCGCTCAACCGGTGACATCAACCCACTTGTTCTGTCCTGACCATGTACGAAGACAACACTTATTGCCAGTCCTTCCTGGCTCACACTGACGCCGAAGGCAATGTGTCCCATTCAGTCCGTGCTCAGATCTTTGAGGAGCACGGCTCCGACCTTGACGAATTCATCGGCCTGGCTACGGTCCAAGAAGCTCTCAACGGCCGTGTGATTCTCGCTTGGCTGGGGTATTGATCATGAGATTCGCCACGTTCTATTTCTCAGCCTTGTTCCTGCTGTTCTTCGGTGCTGCTCAGTTCGCTGATCACATTGGCGCTAAGCAATGCCAAGAGCGCACCGACTACGTGCTCAGTTACGACCACTGCCGCCAGATGACACCATGACCATCACAGAACGGAATCAGCAGATCTACGAGCTGAACAAACAAGTGCACGCCGCTGAGGTGCGTCTCCAATACCTACGGCAACGCATCCGGCACGTCAAAGAAAGCTACGAGCAACAGCAACGCCCTGACCTCTTCACAGAAATGTTCTCATGATCTCAGAAGAACGCATCAACGCACAGAACAGAATCAACGCCCTGGCGAACGAGATTGAAGGCCACCTCATCCGCATCTTGTCACGATGGGTCGGCTCGAAGGGTCGCCTTCTCTCTGGCTACGGTGGTTTCGCTAAGAAGCTGCGGCTGGAGCTGGAGCAATACGAAGAAAGCCACGGCTACAACATGGCAGCGGATGACCGGGAATGGTCTCTGATCTGCCACGCTCAACACACTTCGATAATGGCAACGCTCCGTAATCTGAAGACACGTGAGAAGGTTGAGATGTACATAGCGAAGTTTGATGAAGACACTGGCGTTATTTTGTGTGCCTATGATTGTCACAAACGCCGGACAGATTACACGCTCGAAGGTGTACAAAACAACATCAAAAAAGCACGCGAACTAGAAGAACAAGCAAGACAGCTTCGCTCTGAGGTTCGTGACTTCTCTATCCGCTGATTATGTATTCTTCTGAACGCATCAATGACACTCCTAAGTGTTACCATGAACGCATTTATTTTGATGACAAAGTAGTTGCAATCATTCAGGATTATTACAAACCGACTAACATCGGACTAATGAGAATGTATCACTACGTAATCACATCAGATCACAAATGTGCACAAGGTTTCTATACAGTATCAGATGCAAAAGCTGAGCTGTTTCCACTACTCGACGTTCAACTTCTCACCACAAAATGACAACAACTGAACACAAAATCGCCGTCAAGTTTGAAGTCTACCACGACGAAATGAACGACATTGTGAAACTATTTAACCACGCGCTAAATAGTGACAACGTGACCAAACATTTCAGCAATGAAGAATTAGGCACGATTATTTCCTTTGTTGATGACTTCAAAACCCTTGCATTAAACCACGCTAAGTAACACAAAACCCCGGCAATCCGTCGGGGTTATATAAAAAACCTTTCACAATCATCTCAGGGACGCATACCATGGACCTAGCAACAGTCAAGCACCTTTACACAGAGGAAGCTATCAAGCACGCCAAAAAAGTATCTGATGGTACAAGAATGGCAACGTATGTAATCAAGGACGTGTGTGGCACATTGCGTGCATATCCTGTCAACGACATGGCTGATTCACTCCAGGACTTGTCAGGTCACAAAACACTACGGACCCAGGACATCAAACACATGGAGGCACTAGGTTTCCAAGTAGTCACCATTCATGGTGAGCGTATCACACCCGCAATGATCAACTGACCATGGCAATCATCTTCAAGCAACGAGTCCACAACCCCAAGATCAAGGACCTACGGTCATTCGTACGCAAGACTGTGACACGAGACCGTAGCCTGTATGAGACGGACGCACAGTTCGATAACGAGACCACGTTCATCAACAGGCAACGTGACCAACTCAAGGACCAGTTCGGCTGGATGTGGGACCAGGAAGAAGAAAGTCTGATCCGTGGTGAATTTGGCAACCTCAAGATCACGGACACAGAGATCAGCTTCCGACCCAAACGGTATGCACCCACTGAGATCTATGTCGTAGCCAAGTGGTATTGCATGGCTACAGAAAACAAGTTCAAAACACGTGCGAGGTTTGCATGAACAACACCATCAACACAAAGCCCATCACACGCTACACACGTGCCGGTCAAGACGGCAAAGAGATCATGTGCCCATGTGGTGCAACCCATCGTGTTTATCACTTTGCATGGAGTGCTTCAGTGTGCCAATCGTGCAAACAGTGGATCGAGAAAACTGATTATCGTGAGGTGATCAAGTGAACTACCACAAATGGTTTATCAAGTACGCAGGCAAAGCCCGTACAACAGGACGTTCATCCACTGGACATGTTACGGTCAAGGCTATGTCAGCAAACCATGCCATAACACTGGCAATGGTAGAAATACCTAACACCTTGTCTAAAGTACAGATAACTACTGTACAACAGCTTGAGTAACGATCGCGTCAACCAGTGGTACAACAACCCAGGGACGTACATAGCCAAGGCTAAAGAACGTGCACGTCTTGCACTCACAGATCCATCCATCAAACTAACCACCTTAGAACGGAGTTTCTATGACTGTTTCCGCAGATTTGAAGACGAAGCTAGAACAATGCAAGGACATGACAGAGGTCCTAACAACGATCATTGAAGATTGTTGGTTCGATTGGCAGCAGGACGAAGCCCTTGAGTGGGTTGACCAACACATCAAACACATTAGGTGTGTAAATGAAGCCTGACTACTTCACCGCAGGTGGCCTGTGGATCGAGCGCAGGCGTAACAAAGAAGGACCACCGGTCACGTACACAGTTTGGAAGCCCAACAGCGCACGTATTTTCACGGACGTAAAAAAGGCTATCAAGTTTGCTGCGTATCCTGCATCCACACCTACTGGTCAGCAGTTACGTGAGTGGTTTAAGTCATTCGATGTCAAGCTCCCACAACAAAAGGAGCCAGAACCAAACGATCAAACTAAAATGATCACGTAGACACCAGTCTACACCTTAACGAGGGGTGCAGTGGCCTCCGCCGTCAGGCGGGGGTTTTTTTTGTGTCAAGCCCTACATTCTGAAGACAAACTGAAGAGCACAAAACCTACGAAATAAGTTTTGTAATGTGCCACTTAGTCAACTGATTCGGTGGCACCACGGTCCAAGGTCACTATCTTGTAAGTGCAGGGGGAGGCTTACCCCAAACCTTGCAGAACCTGGACAACTGAAAACGTTTTTTTCACAATCACGTGTAGCTACATGTCCAATTTTGATGGAGGTCATTTGACTACTGATGGGAAAGCGAAAGCGTTGGATGAAGACTTTTTCATCCGTAATGCAATCTATTGTTGGTTGTATTACTTCGACGAAAAACACGAATGGCACTCCATTTATACGGATTTGGCAAAACGGGAGACATTCACTGTCAAACCTGAACAGTCAAAACCGCGAAGGGCAAGACGAGCTACTCGAAAACCCACTAAGGAGCTATGAAGTCTGTCTAAGTGACGAGAACATTTACATTCTCGCCGCCAGTGCTGAGGATGCCGCCTGGTATGCCTTAGAACTGTCCAATGACAGCAATTCACAACTCCTGGACGTACGGTTAATTGATGAGTAAAGACTTCCCAAATAAATGGCGTAAGTACAAGGACATCCCAGCCGACAAGTTTGAACCACTCTTTTACGAAGACGTAATGGATTGGAAAGTTGCCGGTTGGGAACTACCTCCTGACATTGCCTGTGTCATCCGCGCCCGCAATCTTGAAAACAACAAAATAAAAGAACACGTGTACAAACGTATGTCAGCCGCTGAATCAAAGATTCGGCAATACATGACATACAAATCACATGAACTTGTGATCTGCGCTGAAGAAGCATTGTACTACGTGCATCCTGACAAATTAGGAGAACACACTGATGATGATGTCTGACCTGCAATACGCAAGATTCATCATTGAGTTGGATAAGCATCCACACAAAGACGAAATCATTGAGTTAATGCATCAACAAATCGATGACGAAAACTCAGTCAAATACTTTGAGGAGGATGCCAACAAAGTTTGAAATCGATGAGCAAATTGCTTTGGAACGAGAGCAAATCCGACAAGGATTGCAACACCTACGTTCTAACACATCCAAACTTGAGGAAGGGGACTATGCAAGTGCTTCAGTATACGGGGTGGCTTCTGTTGGGGAGCTTTTGCCTCATGTGGCTAAGCGTATTGACGCAACTCAGTCACGGATAAGAAAAGGTGAAGCAGGGATCAACTTCCGTGAAATCAGTCACTTTCTTTCTTCTCTTGAATCTGACGCTGCAGCAGCTATTGCTTGCAAGCTGACGTTCGACAAGGTGTTCAGCACCAAGCCTAAATCAAACCTCGTACAGAGCGTCACAGATGCCATAGGGCAGGCGATCGAGAACGAGTGCATGATGAGGCACTACGAAAACAACGTGCCAGGGTTACTTCACAAGTTGAAGGAGAACTACTGGCACAAGTCCATTGGCACCCAACAAAAGGTGGTTGTCATACGGACAATGATGAACCGCTGCGACGTTGACCACTGGAAAGCGTGGGGACGTGCCAATCGGATCAGGCTAGGTGGATGGTTGTTGGATTGCATATGCCAATCTTCCAACTGGTTCATGACTGACATGCGTAACGAAGGTAAGAAACGACAGACCTATGTCGTTCCGACACCAGAGTTTATTGCTATCAAAGATCAGATCATGGCAACCGCTGAGCTGTTTAGTCCTATCGCATGGCCGATGCTCATTGAACCAAACGATTGGTCTAATGACACGCAAGGTGGCTACATCTTGAACGAGGTTATGAAGGGCTACGACATGGTTCGGCGCGGTACGAGCCCATGTATACAGGGAGAAACACCGATCAACTTTTTGAACAAAATTCAGAAGGTTGCCTACACCCTAAATCCGTTCACTGTGCGGGTTGCTGAAACCCTCATGGACAGGCGGATTCAGGTCGGTAAGTTTATTCCTGTAGTGGAAATGCCACTGCCACCCAAGCCTGTAGACATTGCGACGAACTTTGATTCACGTAAGGACTACAGGCGGCGTGCGGCAGAGGTCATGAACATCAACGCCAGTGCGTTTCAGAAGTCGTGTCGTACACGGATGACCATGAACGCGGTCAGGACCTTTATAGATAAAGAAAAGTTCTTTATTCCCTGGTCGTTTGACTACAGGTCAAGGGTCTACCCGATCCCTGCGTTCTTGACACCACAAGACACTGACTTTGGTAAGTCGTTACTTAAGTTTCACGAACAGGCTTTTGTAACACCTGAAGCTGAACAGTGGTTGGCATTTCAGGTAGCTACTTGCTACGGACTCGACAAGGCTCCTATGGCTGAACGAATCCAGTGGGTAGCTGATAACGAATCACTGATTACACGTGTCGCCAAAGACCCTATCGACAACCGACCTGACTGGGAAGTTGCTGATGAACCTTGGCAGTTTCTTGCAGCTTGTGAGGAATACTACGCATGTGTCATTGCTTGTACCCGTCAACATACAAACTTGATGGTTGCAACTGACGCTACATGTAGTGGTCTACAAATACTCGCAGGTCTGGCACGTGACGAATCAACTGCCCGGCTAGTCAACGTTGTACCGGGTGACGCACCGCAAGATGCGTACAAGGTTATTGCTGAAGAAGCAAAACCTAACGTTCCTGACTGTGTAAAACCACACATGGACAGGAAAACTACGAAGCGCACAGTCATGACCGTGCCTTACAATGCCAAACCTTTTTCCAACAGATCTTACATCCGTGAAGCATTGAAAGAAAAGGGATTTGAGATTGACAAAGAGGATTTGACTGCAACTGTCAAAGCAGTCAGGGATGCAATGCATGTCATTGTACCTGGTCCTATGCGTGTCATGAAGTGGATAGAAAAAGAAGTTGCTGCTGCCATTGATCGCGGTGCTACTGAACTCAGATGGGTTACACCGTCAGGGTTTGTAGTCACTCAGCGTCTTATGAAGAAAGAAATCAAGCTAATCAGACTGACACTGCTTGGTAGATGTCGTGTCAATGTTGCCACTGGTGAAAGTGACAAGGTTGACAGAGCACATCATAAAAATGCAACAGCTCCGAATCTTATCCACAGTCTAGATGCAAGTCTCTTGTGTCTTTCTACACTGCGCTTCAACTCTCCAATAGCACTCATACACGACTCGGTGTTGTGTAGAGCAACTGACATGTCAATCCTTTCGGCCATAGTCCGTGAGACTTACATGCATTTGTTTGCGGAGAACGATTACCTGACCTGTTTCGCCCAACAAATTGGTGCAGAAACAGAACCACCCATCATTGGTGACCTTGAACCGTCACGAGTGATCAACTCCACCTATTTTTTCTGCTAATGCCTAAGAAGATCTTGAAGACTGATGAGCCAGTCGTTCTCGAAGGATTCCAAAACATCCTTCAGGTCAGTCAGTATGGCAACCACCAGCTCGAAGCCATTCTTGGTGACGATCTTGTTGACATTCTTGAGAATGATCGACTTGGTGGTCTAGAATGGGCTAGGTCAAAGAGCAAAAAAGGCAACAACGCTCCTGTCAACGACGAGCCTTGGAAAAAAGTTGCCGAAGGTAAGTACAAAGCAAGGTTTACCTGGACTCCAGACAAGATGCCTGTCATTGTTGACACAGAGGGCACACCTGTCACTGACAAAAATCTCACAATCATGAGTGGGAGCAAAGTCAAGCTAGCCTTTTGGCAAAAGCCTTATTCGATTCCAGCCGGGACAGTTGGCACTAAACTTGTCTTAGAGGCTATCCAACTTGTCACTGTTGCTAGCAGTGCTGGTGTAGATACCGGAGACATTCAGGACATGGATCCTGCCGAGATCTTTGGCAAAACCAAAGGTTTCAAGCAAAGCGAACCAAATGTCGTGAGTGACGTCAGCAATGACGATGCTCCTGAAGAAGTTGATTTCTGATGGCATTTAGGTCCGGTCTCGAAGAGAAGGTAGCGGACCTGTTGGTTGACCTTGACGTCAAGTACGAATACGAAAGCGTCAAGGTTGACTACACTATCTCACACTTGTATTGCCCTGACTTCGTTCTGCCGAACGGGGTGCACCTTGAGTGCAAGGGGTATTGGGATAGCAAAGACAGAAGAAAGATCAAAGCAGTCGTGCAACAACACCCTGAGCTTGACTTACGCATGGTCTTTCAAGCACCGTTCAATACAATCTCTAAAAAATCTAAAACTACCTACGCTCAATACTGTGAAAAGTTGAGCATTCCGTGGTGTTCTTACACCAACATTCCAATCCAATGGCTCATGTAGAAAATGAGTTTGTACGACACACTGCGTGTCCGAATTGTGGGTCATCAGATGCTAACGCTCTGTACACAGACGGACACACTTTTTGTCACAAATGCCACTACCGCACACACGGTGATGGTCAAGAATCCTTTCACACGCCAACAATGCATGATGTTGAACTCAAAGGCACAGCCACCCGACTGCCTACACGACGCATCAGTGAAAAAACAACAGAGCTGTTCAAAACCTACAAGGATGGACAGGTTCTACGCCACTACTATTATGATGTGGATGGAAGGCTTGTTGGGGCTAAGGTAAGGACCAAGGGTAAAGACTTTCGCTGCGAAGGCGAGGTCAAAACCTTGTACGGAATGCAGAACTTTCGTCACAAGACGTCAAAGCAATCCACCAAGCTTGTCATTGTTGAAGGTGAGATGGACGCCATGAGCGTCTGGGAGGCCCAACCAAAATGGGATGTGGTCTCTATCCCAAATGGTGCACCGGCTGCCAAGAAAGCTATCCAGCACAACTACGAGTGGGTCAACTACTACGACAAAATCGTAATCTTTTTCGATAACGATGATGCCGGTAGAGACGCCGCAAAAGAATGCGCTGGGGTGTTACCACCTGGTAAGGTTTACACCGGCTTTCTAGACGGTTACAAGGATGCCTCAGAGGCTTTACAGGCCGGAGATGCGGAAGCTATCCGAGCCGTATGTAATTACGATCATCAACAATACACACCTGATGGCATTGTCGATGCCAAAGACCTGCTAGAAGTTGTAACAACACCCTCGCCACCTGCTGATCATGACTACCCCTTTCAAGGACTACAAACAAAGCTTCACGGGATCAGGTTTGGGGAACTTACAACAATTACTGCGGGGTCTGGCATCGGAAAAAGCTCCTTCTGTCGTCAACTCGCAGTTGACCTTCTTAATACAGGAGAACGGGTCGGTTACCTGGCACTTGAAGAATCTAACCGCCGTACTGCTCTCGGACTCATGTCATCAGCAGTCGGACAATCTCTTCACATCGGAGAACACAGCAAGCGAGACCTGACAAATCATTTTGATAAGACTATTGCTAACTGGAACCTTCACTTGTTTGACGGTTTTGGCAGTTATGATCCAGATCACATTTACAATCGTATCGAGTACATGGCAGCGGGTCTTGAGACTCGTGTCGTGTTC